CTTTTAAACGGGTTTTGCAAGTCATTATACATGACCGTAGATAAGGTAAGGGAACACGGGAAAAGGTACAGTAAGACTTATACATCGCCTGCCTCACCGTGGGTAACAAACTTTGATGCAATGGCCAAAAAGACTGTTTTAAAGCTATTATTGTCACGCTACGCCCCTCTTTCTATTCAGATGCAGTCAGCTATCAGCCGGGATCAAAGTGTGCTTAAAACTGACGAAAACCTTGAAATCGGTGAAATTCTTTATGAGGATTATGGCGAAGTGGCCACATCTGAACTTCATGAAGAAGTCACGGCCACCCGAAGGACACAGAAAAAAGAAGAACCACAAACGACCGAAAACAAATAAGTGATGGAACAGCGAACACAAGAATGGCGAGAAATAAGGCGTGGACGTTTCACTGCAAGTGAAATCCACAAACTGATCGGAACCGGTGTAAAACCGTCAAAGTTCGGTGAGAAATTGTCCGATTGGACGGACACGGCACAAAACTACATCCTTTCCAAAGTGGCTGAATATTTCAGTGAACAGGATCATGAAATCACATCACGGGAAATGCAATGGGGAACAGATCACGAACCCGAAGCAAGGGCTTATTACGAAGGGGTGTTTAAAGAACAGGTCGAAGAAGTTGGATTCATATTGTGGCCTGCTAACCCGCTTTGCGGATGCTCTCCCGACGGGATTGTAACATCAAAAAACCGAGGTATAGAGATAAAATGCCCCTTTACCCTCAATGCTCATATTGAATCGTTCCTGATCAAAGACAACACAACCTTCAAGTCCTATAAACCCCAGTATTACTGGCAGGTCATGTCATCACTTCTCTTTACGGGATTTGATTCATGGGATTTTGTGTCCTATCACCCATTTTTCAAACCCGACAAACGTCTGACATCAATCGAGATATTGCCCTGTATCGCAGATTTTGAAATGCTTAAAGAAAGATTACAGGCTGCAACTATCGTACGTGAGAACCTGATCCGTGAAATAGAATTGTAATGCGGATAATCAGCCTTTCAAGCAAACTCATCTATGACATCCCGGTCAGTAAAAATGGCGAAAACCCAATGCCGTGCCCTGAATGTAGCAAGGACAGGAAACATAAAGACCACCGGTCATTTAGCTATAATGTTAAGGACGGTGTTGGGTTTTGCCACAACTGCAATTCGAGATTCGTTGAGTACAAACAAAAGGCTGACAAGGTTTATAAACTCCCCGAATGGAAAAACCGTACTGAACTTACAGATAAAGCCTTGCGGTGGTTCAACGGGCGTTGCATATCGGCTGAAACATTGAATAAGATGCACGTTTCGTCAGCGATGGAATATATGCCACAAACGGAAAAGAAAGAAAGCGTTGTATGCTTCCCATTTTACCGTGAAGGGCAGTTAGTCAACATCAAATATCGTGACGGGGCGAAGAATTTTAAGTTGTTCGGTGGTTCCGAACTACTGTTTTACAATTATGATGCCATATTAAACAACAAAGAATTGATCATTGTGGAAGGTGAGATTGATTGCCTTTCAATGATTGAGGCTGGTTTTGAAAACGTGGTAAGTGTACCAAATGGCGCGTCAGCAAAGGACTTGGAGTACCTGAACAACTGTTACGACAACTTGTCCGACATTAACCGATTTTATTTAGCCGTTGATAATGACCCGGCAGGGTACAGGTTGCGTGAAGAGCTTATTCGCAGGTTAGGTGCTGAACGGTGCAACGTGGTGTCGTTTGATGACTGCAAGGATGCTAACGAATACCTTGTAAAACATGGTGGGCTTGAATTGCGTGGAACGATAGCCCAATCAAGAGAAGTTCCCGTTGCCGGTATTTTCAGTCAGTCTGACATTTACGATGACATCTACAACCTTTACTTAAACGGTCTTCAGCCGGGTGTAAAGATCAATATGCCTGAGTTTGACAACCTGATAACTTGGGAAACGGGGCGATTGGCAGTTGTAACGGGTATCCCTGGTCATGGGAAAGGCGAACTTGTTGATTTTATCTTAGTCCGTCTCAACATATTACACGGATGGAAGGTGGCATATTATTCTCCTGAAAATTTCCCGATGGAGTTGCACTACTCAAAGATTGCAGCTAAGATAAGCGGGAAGGAGTTTGATTCACGGGTTATGTCTCAGAATGAGTTTGACCGGGTATTTGACCACGTTAACAACAACTTCTTTTTCATCTATCCAGAAGATGACGTCACCATTGAAAATATCCTTGAAAAAGCCAGGTACCTGGTTCGTAAAAATGGTATCAGGGTATTGGTGATAGACCCTTACAACAAACTGGAGCACAAGCGTGGCATAAAAGAATCCGAAACGGAATATATCAGCCGGTTCCTTGACCTTGTTTCATTGTTTGCAAAGCAGAATAATTGCTTGGTCGTATTGGTTGCTCATCCACGAAAGATGGAACGGATGAAGGACGATAAGAATAAGTTTGAAATACCAACGCTTTACGACATCAATGGTTCGGCGAACTTCTTTAACAAGACGGATTATGGGATGGTCATGTATCGTAATTTCTCTGAAAAATTAATCCTTGTGCGGATCTCCAAGGTAAAGTTCAAGCATTTAGGTGAAACTGGTGATATAAGCTTGGAGTATGAGAAATCGAGTGGTCGCCTATACCCGCATGGTTTTCAGCCAGACAGGGAGAATTATTTAACGAAGGATTGGCAGAAAGTCGAAGAAGCTGCCATTGATTTTACTTACGAAGAACCTCCATTTTAATCAAATATTCATGTTAATAAACGATAATTTTTAGAATTATATGGAAAAGAAAAACACTGAAATTGTAGTAAGGGATTACAAGATGGTTATTCATCTTACTATGGCCAAAGAAGTTCGTGAGAAATATTCAGGATTTTTTGTATGTGAAGGAAAGCCGCTTGACGGGAAAAAGTTCTTCCACGAATCGTATACGAAAATAAAAGGGTTTATGAAGTATGGGAAAACCACATCTTTATTCTATTTGGACGAACCAAATTCAAAGTCTTTCAGGAAAATGGATGCGTTGGTTCGCTTTTATAATAAAGGACAATGAGCACACGACCTCCGTGTATACCTATTCATGGCGATAATAAAAGAAAGAATAAAAAACAAAGAATTCGAGATTTTTGACAGCCCCTACTTCGAGATAAATGGACATCAATACGTTATCGTTGAAACAAAATCAATCGGACGTGGGTACTATAATACCATTGATGTAGTAAAAAACGACAAGGGCGAATACAAGGAATTTACACGAAAAGAATTACTTGAATACATAAAAAAATACACTAACCAAAAAACCTAAAATCATGGCAAATACAATTTTCCCCGGAGGGATCAGATGTTTCAGCAAGGGCCCCAATTCACCGGATTATGTAATGGCCAATGTTGTCATTACTCCTCAAGAATTCTACGATTGGCTGAAAGGAGATGGGGCACAATACCTTACCGAATACAACGGTAAAAAACAACTTCGTCTCTCGATGTTGGCCAATGACAAAGGGCCATATATTAAGGTCGATACATTTGTGCCAAAAAAGAAAGACCAACCACCGGATCAGGAACCCAAAAAGAAACACACGTTGCCACCGGACTTCGACCCTATCCAGAAACCAGTTAACGATGATCTGCCCTTCTGAGCATGGAAAAGTTTCACAAAAATATCGTTATTTACGGTGATCCGAAAGCTCAGAAACGCCACCGTAGTACAAGGGCAGGAAATTTCATCCGCCAGTATGACCCATCATCAAAAGACAAAGAAGATTTTCTCTTAATGATGCAAAAAGAACGCCCCAGCGAACCGATATTAGGAGAAATGAAGCTTTATATCGTATTCTGTTTTTCACGCCCCAAATCGCATTACAGGACGGGAAAGAACGCAAATATGCTAAGGAATGATGTGCCAATATTTAATGCCCACAAGCCGGACATTGACAATCTTTTGAAATTCGTCATGGATGCAATGAATGGAGTTTTCTATAAGGATGACAGCCAGATTGTTGGTGTAGATATAAAGAAGCAATATTCCAATACTCCATGTACTCTTATAACCATAGAGGAGTTATGATCAAACCAGTGCCATACATACGTATTGCATACAGCACGTTGGAATTAGCGATGAGGAACTTGCAGGCGTATGCGGATCAACAGCTCTGTGAGGTCTGCATATACCGGGTTGAATATGGGAGGTTTGAAAAGAGGGTGGAATATCAATTCCGGTATATGTGTGAACTCATTGACAAACAAAGCGATAATATTGTTGCCAGTACAAAGCCCCGACACCGGGAGATTGCGCAAACACAAAGAAAGATCAAGGTGGATATGGGAGAAAGCATACTTTTTGATTATTTCATTGTTAGCCAATAACGTTGGTGGTATAGTTAGTTGCCGATTGCGGGCTACTCCATATC